TCGCTGTGGCTACCCAACTAGCAACTTCCGTTGCAGTCCGCCGTGATGTGGGCATGAGATGCCTAGCATATACAGGTGTTACGTTAACACCCGCAAAGGCGTCAATGCCGCAGGATTCTCTAAAAGCCGACCTAGCAAAAGACTTGCTACGATTGACTTTTAACCCTGCTGTCTCAAGACCACTAATCACGTCTTCGACCTCCTTTGATGGGACGATTAAATCGTCCCCGTATACATAGACATCTTTGATACAATCTCGGATGTTTCTGTATGTCGGAAGGAGCTTTCTAGTGCTTAGACGAACTGTGGCTATGATGGCATAAAAAACCATCGATTCCACAGGGAAGCATAAAGCACTTCCCATGCTTGCGAACTTCTTGAGTCGAATGACTCTATTAGAAGGTAGCATAGCTATCTTAGACCTTGCCGAAAACACAGCCGAGCACAGACTTGGAAACCTTCGAAAGATTTCGAAAGCGAACCAAGAATGTACCCGGTCTGATGCTTCGGACAGATCAAGAGTTGCTAGTCTACGGTCTAATGAAGAACGTAAAGCAAGGGAACCATTGATAGACTGTTTGGAAAAGTTTACTCTTCCTGCAGTCCAAGGTGCCTTCTCTAACTCCTCAACGAGAGGGGCAGAGATTCCTTGCTGTACATATTGCATATGTACAGGTTCAATGGCTATCACTCTCGGCGTCTTAGCAGTCTTCGGAACGAAGACTACACGAACAGGTGGTTCTTTTGCAAGAAACAACTGTTCGAGAGAACATGTTTCGCCTATCGACTCAATCAATTCGTTATGATTAACGAACTGAAAGAAATCAATAGGCAAAGTTCTCTGGAGCCGACTGGTCCACGACTTATATGAGAATTTCCGGTTACCGGAAATTTTCTGAGATGTGGCACCAGGTCCGTGCTTAGGCACAATGTCTCCCAATCGGACTCGATTTTCGAGCCGACTAAGAATAGTGCCATACAAGACAGAGACGACAGAAGAATAAAGATTCCTCTGTAACCACTGTTTTGGACGGAAGAGAGATACTTCCTCCTCAGTTCGGAGAAAGGCGGCTTCCGCCGCCCTTTCACGTTCTGGGGAACAACCACGCTTGAGCTTAGAAGCGAAAAGGCAGATTTGCCGTACGCCATCTATGGCCTCCACGTTTGGTTGGTCTAGGAGTACTCCTTCACTATCAAACACAAGACTCGTTAAACCCGAGAGGAATCTCGGGAGCAACACATGATGCTGCCTTGCAAAAGCAGTACACATGTCTGGAGTCCACCTACCTTCTTCTATCGCCCGAAACAGGGCTTTCGAAAAGGCGGGTAGGGTGATCGTTAAAAACGATTCACCTTCGTGTTCGAAGCGAGATTGGATCGTCATCTGATCTCGCTTCAGGGAGGTCTTACATACCATACCAACATCCGTTAGTATGGCC